GCAGATTCTTTTTTCCCACATCCTCTCCACTTACAACTTTTTCAGGATCTTGGGGAAATAAAATACCTGTGACTTGATGAAACTTAGTTCCTGTCCACTTTTCAGTCAACCAAGAAACTTGTTCTTTATCTAACTCCAAACCTTCAAGACCTTCACCCAATGTAACAACTTCATTGTTTTCTTTCGGAAAAATTGTAAAGATGTTCATAAAAGAAAGACCAGCTTTTGCAGTCAAGTCTTTTCTCACACCAATAAAGATTGTTCTTTCTCTTGCTTGTGGAACACCGTAGTGTTTAGAGTTTAGCACTTTAGCACATACATCATAACCAATTTTATCAAACGCATTGTTTATCATGTTAAAGTATTCTTTAGCCTCACCAATAGTAAGACCTTTAACATTCTCTGCAATAATTGTTTTTGGCTGTATTTCTTCAGCAACACGAACGAACTCAAAAAATAAATCTTCAATATTTTCTACCGACTGTTCATCCGAATAATGTTTACTTTTTCCATAACCTGCTTTGTGGCTTCCGCCATGATGAGTAAATCCTCGACCAGCAACACTAAAGGCAGAACACGGAGGTGATCCATCCAGAATATCAAGTTCTCCAGAACTAACAGAGGCAATATTAAGTATGTCTTGTCCTGTTAGTTTCTTAATATCGTCAGGAATAATTTTTGTATTTGGATAATTTGAATTGTAAGTATTTCTTGCTTCTTCAACAAACTCGTTAATAGCTAAAATTTTACCGCCTGCCAGACGATAACCAGTAGATGATCCACCACCACCAGCAAAGGTTGATACCACGGTGAACAATTCTTTAGCCTCACCTTCATAAACATCTTTCATATAATATGGTGTATACTTCATCCGAATAGTCCTTCAAGTGTACGTTGTGTGCCCCACGACCTATCGACTTGCCAACCAATCTGGTCAAGAATAAAGGTCATAGGTTCTACAAAACTTTTAATAAACATAGTGTCATAATCTATCATGTCTGTCAAGTCAAATTCTCTTGGCAATTCATTCATAAAAGAAATTACATTTGTTTGTATTTTATTTGGTGTTCTTAGCTGAATAAACTTTATCTTTTCGCCTTCCAATATGACAGGATACTTGTGTGATACTTTTTCTTTGTCAAGTAAATAATTATACATCAACGAACCTTTGATATGCATTGGAGTGCCTTTCTTGTATACTGTTGATCGATCACCCCACCTTTTCAATCCGTTGCATGAACGAGGAAATGCAATTCGTTCAGGTTTCATTTCCATAAACTCTTTGCGAAAAGATTGTATAAACTTATTTAATGATTGTTCATCTTCGTTAATAATTATCTTTAGTGCTTCTTTAATTTTATCACGACATGGTTCTGGTGTTGAAGATTTAACAGCCTCGATGCCCATAATCTTGAGTTGAGGTTCCGCATACTTTACACCTTCGCTGTCGTATACGTTAAGAATGTATCTTTTCTTTGCTGTCCAGATACCTTTGTCTGCAATAACTTCACGAGCCATTTCCATCTTTTGCTCGTAAGCTTTTACATAATCTGCAAGGTCCTGATAGCATTGAGCAATGTAAGGTTCAATTTTTTCTTTGGCGATTTGATCCAAGAAGGATATGATTTTTTCTGTTGGCACTCCATCTCTATCGCCAAAAGATTTAGATACCACTTGGTCAAATGTAACATAAATCGAATCCGTATCCGATGCAATAATATAATCATTGTTCTCTGTCTTTAATATTTTATTCAGGTATTCATTTACCTTCTTTTCAATCCACTTGATGCTTAACTGGCCTGCCGTTGTGATTGCAGTTGCAAGTCGTTCATCATAATAACGAAAGAACTGATTGCCTACTGCACCATAAGCACTGTTTAGGGCAATCTTTCTCGCCATTTGGATATTGTTATATTTAGAGATATCGTTAAGATACTTTTTATCTTTTGTATTCTCAAATCTTTGCTTTGCTTCTAACGAATACTTTTTAAACTTAACACGATCACCATACATTTTTTCCATCAAGTCTGGAAGAAATCCACGAATGTCTTTTCTAAAACAAGCTGAGTTTGGAGTTACCGTAAGTTTGTCACCGAGAATTTCTGTATTGACTTCTTCCTGTAAAAGTTTGTCAACAGAAATTGCTTCTGGAAATCTTTGCTCGATTAAAGTCTCTGGTGATATATTGTACTGCATAATAAGATGTGGATACAGACTGTTCAAGTCAAACGAAACAACCCAGTTGTGACTTCCAGTTTGTGGATCTTTTACATATGCACCTTCATATCGAGAACCCTTTGTTCTCGTGTCTCTCTGAGGAACAACAATATTTTTCTCACGAAGATAATTATAGATTGTCACATCCCACATACGAACTTGAGAAAACACATCCATATAATTTACTTTTGCTTCATAGGCCATCGTCAAAGCCAACTCGATAAGTTTCATCTTATCTTCAAGAGCATCGACCAACTCTACGTCTTTTATGTTATAGTCAATGAATGATTGATAATCGTTTGTATACCAATCACGGTAAGTCTCATATGGATTCTCATCTTTCTTTACACCGAGTTCAACACCAGCAATATAATCAAGTCGATATGATTCTTGATTTTTATAGGTAAACTTTTTATAAAGATCCAAATAGTCTAAATTAGCAACACCCCAAATGTTGTATTTAATTTGTTCACGACCAAAAGTTGTAGTCTTTTCTTCTGTTACCATATCCCATGGTGACATATTGTTTCTCATCTTATCACCAAACAATCGTGTGATACGAACTGCAAGATAGGGAATATCAAAGAACGTAGTATTCCAGCCAGTAATAATATCTGGTTGAACTTCGACCATGAAAGACACAAACTCCTCAAGCATCTGTCTTTCATCAACACAATGAACATACTCGACATCATCACGAGTATTGTTATACTCGTAGATACCCCACACCATAAGTTTTTTAGTACGATGATTTTTTACGGTGATGGATAAAACTTCTTCTTCAGCTACAGTTGGATCTGGAAAACCATTCTCACTTGCAACCTCAATATCGAGAGTAAGAATAAGAATCTTGTCCATTTGCCAATCGACATAGCCCTCGTAGTTGTCTGAAATCCAAACGTATGGATACCTTTCCATACCATGTACAAGTTCAGGTTGATCCTGATACTGTGAAAGAAAGTCTCGGGCAGAACTAATTGATGCCAACTGAACTGGCTGAACGTTTTTGCCTTCTAATGTTTTCCAGGCACAAGATTCCTTTGAACGAACAAAGAAAGTAGGTTTAGGAGTATATTTAAACTGGACAGGTTTACCTTTATCAATTGCTCGAATTAGCAATTGATTACCTTTCTGAATTACGTTTTTGTAAAAAGATTCGGTCATAGACTTATTATACAAGATTTTATATAATAAGTCAAGACTATGTGAGTACCTGTTGTGTTGTAGACTTAGGTGGAACTACAATTCCTGAACCAAAGGCCTGACGATAGTTATTTGCAATATCACTATTGGGTTCAATAATAAACATAACCTTTTCACGATCAATATCGACTTTCACTTTAGAGCTTGCAGCGAAGGGAACCCAAGGCCCAAATCCCATTTGCATATTACCGCCACCAGCATCACGCATTGGCATGAGAACGGCTGGATTTTCTAACGTAATTGTATTCTTATTCTCTTTTATTTCTGCAACAATGTCTTCGCCTGTTGTCAATCTCAATAACATCACACTCATAATATAATCTCCAATTAATCTATTTTTTTCTTTGAACCGATATTATATTTTGTCTCCAATATCCATTCATCTTTTTCACGATATGATAAAACTTTTATCTGTGATAAAGGTGCTCTTGGTTCACTATTTCCAATAATCTCAATCAATCCCCAATCAGATAATAATCCTGCAATTGTATTTCTTCGTTCAACATCGTTAATGGAAATACTTGTTGGTTTTCCATCTAATGCAAACAACTCTTTGAAATGTACAATAAAATATCTACCTTGTTTGTGTAATATATGACAGGATTGATAAAGTTTTCTTTCTTTTCGTGAAGCAACACCAATTCGGGATAAAGTTTCTCTAACTTTGAGAAAATCATCTGACTCTCCCAAACTGACTTCTAGCATTAAGTCAGGAGTCCACTCCAATTCGTCCATGTCTACCGCCCTTGTTAATTTTAGTTTTTATTATTTCAAGTTGGTCAGCAGTAAGTATATCGAGGGCCTGTTTGGCCTTCTCATTGCTGTAGCCATAATATTCTTTAATCAAGTCAAGATTTTTGACTTTAGAAGAACGTAACCATTTTGCAAACCTTTTACGTTTTCTAAGACTATTTAGTAAAAAGTCATTTTGTAAACGACTGTCTAAATGATGAAGTCTATTCATCTCGTTTACAAAGAATAGGCTATCTGAATGAGCAGACAAGCACTTGTTGATGATATATGCTGGGTACTTTCTTTCCCAGAACATATCATCAGAATTCATAAGATTCTTTTTATTATAATTGATATCGTTTAGATAATCTTTCAATTCATACATTTTGATATTCTACAATCTCAGGTGTCATATTGCCGACTAACCAATGGTGAGGTAAAGGAGACCAACCACGTCTTAAATGTCTGATAAACGCCTTAGGGTGTGTCCA